GTTAGCACAGGGTAGAGTGACTACCGACATGAAGTGGATAGACATAAAGATCAAAGAGATCAGAGTTAAGATCAATGATCAAAGTGTAGAAGACGCAAAAAAAGGTCTTTTAGACATAGCTAGTTAATTTTAACCTAGCTTAATAAAAAAAAATAAAATTTTTCCCTAAGACTTCTGCGCTCTAAATTGAAGGTACTTGTTTACATTCAAATTTAATTGCTACTTTTTCTTTGTTAACTAAATCTTTATCAAGTTCTTTAAGATTTTTGTAGGATAGTTGATATCCTGCTAATGCACAGTCTAAGTGACTATCGAATTCGTAAGGCATGTAACTGGATCCAGGACACTGGCCACTGGTCATACTACATATGTATAAAATTAAAACAAACTTCATCCTATATTATCCTAGCTTATTATTTACTTGCATATCCCATTAAAATGTTTATATAGATAATATAACAATAACAAAGAGGAGGCCTTATGGCAATAGCAACTAAAATAAACATACAATCAAAGTCACCTGAGTTTATAGAGTTTATAGAAAAAATTGATTCTATACTTTCTAAAACACAACACCTGACAATTGATGGAAAACAAATGGACGTAAATGATCAGCACTTTAAAGATCAACGTACAAGGTTAGCAACAGTAAGACTTGAGTTTGAATGGGGTCACCCTATCTACCCAATCAATGAATATCTAGCATCTGATTTAGTTTACTCAGAGATAGCAGCTATACAAAACCAACAAGAAGAAATAGCAGCTTATCATGGAGAAGGAAATGTATAATAAAAATGTTTTATATTTCATTCTACTACTATTCATAACTTTAATCTCACCTAAAATATTTTTAATAATTATGGGTGGATTATTTTTTACAATGTTCAATTAACAAAAAGGAGAAGATATGAACAAAGCGATCGTTAATAAATTTTTTGAAACTACGGATTATACGAAGTTCAAAAAAACTAGAGGCAACAGGCCTGTAGATGAAGCACACGTACAACAACTAAAGAAATTAATTTCTGATAGAGATCTTCAAGATCCAATTAGAGTTAATAAAAACATGGAGGTCATTGATGGCCAACATACTTTAGAAGCTAGGAAACAACTAGATCTAAAGATTCCATATATTATTATGGATAGTGAAGATCCATTAGATGTGGCTAGATTAAACACAGGGCGTAAGAATTGGTCCATGAATGATTACTTGGGGCAACACTGTGCTAGAAATAAAATGGATTATAAAATCTGTAAAAGTAAAATGGCACAGTATGGTATGAATGTTGCAGAAGTAATTGTACTGCTTCTAAAAATATCTAGTCTGTGGAATAGAATATCTACTGATTTTAAAACAGGTTTATTCTTAATCCCTGCAGGAGGTATCGAAAACTGTGATCGTATTGGATCACAACTGATGCAACTAAGAAAATACTTTGTAGGTATGGAAGACTCTAGTAAAAGAATGAAACGTTCTATGGTGCATGCTTATGTTATAGCTGACAAACACCCTAGATGGGATTTTGCTAGATTTAAAACTGCTTGTAAACAAAGATCGAGTTGGTTACTTTCTGGAACTTCTACTGCTGATTACATTGAAATATTTGAAAAGATATTTAATGCAGGACGAGTGCCAAGTAAGAGAATTAATTTGGTTGAGTTTTTTAAAACAAAAGAGTATCAAGAAAAATAGGAGAAACAATGGACGTAAACAAATGGAAATCAATTGCTGTTGATATCGAATCATACACAATCATTAGGGCTATGGGGGCAAATGGCCTTAGAAACCCAGGCAACATGATCAAGAAAATGGTCAGCGATAGTATTAAAAAAATCGCAAAAAAAGAAGGTGTTGCTGAAGTTAAAATGAAAGAGAATTTACTTAACCAAGGGAAGAAACTCCTCAAGTAAGTAATAAACATCGATGTTGAATTAGGGCCGGGAGACTGGCCCTTTTTTTTACTTGCAATCAAAATTAAAATACGTATTAATTAAATAGTATTCCTAAGCCTAAATGAAATAAGTGGGGCTTTCAAAACACTTTATTTCCATGTAACAACGAAACTCAAATTTAACTTTAAAACAAAAGGATATTTTGTGGGTGAAAAAGCTATGAAGAGTAGTGAAGAAGCATTGAACCATGCGTTGGACAAGCTTGTTATGGTCTGTCCTAATAAAAAAACGTATGATGAGTTAACAAGTTTAATGTTTCAGTTGTATTGTGGAAATGACTTTGGTTTAGGAAATTTTAGTCTTTCTTTCCTTGAGAAAATTGAGGATAGATGGCGATCAGGAAGAAAGGCCGCAGCGCAAGCTAAAGGCATAAAACTGGTTGTTAAAAATGCTTAACCACGGTGTTAGATCACACAATCCATATCTTTTCCCACACTGTGGTTATGCAAATGAGTGCCAAACAAACTGATAAATTAATCAGACAGAGTAAAGCCATAATGAGTCTTATGTCCGGAGAAGAACGGACGGAATACCTGACCCGTATGTGGGATCTTTACTATGAAGTCTATATAAAAAAGGATTGGCGAAAATCAGCATTTGATACACGAAAAAAATATTCTCCGATAAAGGAGAAAAAAGCTTATGAGTTGCTCACCAGCCTTATTAAAGTTTTTGGGCATTAAATTGGCCACGGAACTTTTAAACACTAAAGAATATCCGGAACAGAGACTGTTTCAAGCTATCCTGGTGCAGGCGTTAGAGGATGCTGCGAACTCTTCAGGATTTAAAAAAGATACTTATTATAAGTACGATAGTCATGTGTGGTTTGTAGATAATTCTACAGAATTTCAAGACATCTGTTGGGGGGCTGACATGGATCCTGATTTTGTAAGAGGGGAGTATTTAAAGTTAGTTGATACTAAAAAAATTTATTTTACTAAATTACAGTTGTCCTGGATTCGGTATCGAGAGTTATATAGGAAGTATAGAGAGGCTTCTACTAAGGAAGAGCGAAGATATATTAAGACTCTGATATTAAAAGAAAATTTAAAAAGATTAAGTGATTAGGTCTCTGGAGGATATAACAGAGAGCAATCTAAATACCTCCAGAAACATGTGTAATATATAACAGAACAAGGGACACCGGACAACGGATAATGTGCTGCAACCTACTGTTGTATAAATGTCACAGAAATTCTACTATATAGATTATACAGAGTGATTGAAAAAGAAAAGTGCTCAGGGGGTAAAAGAGGTGTATCTGGTGTATCTAATGTTCTATTATTCAATTGTACCAATTTTTTTTATCAATTTTAATGGTGTATCTATGGTGTATCTATGGTGTATCTTGGATACACCATTCTTGCGGGAACGCAAACAGTTGGTTGTAGGGTTGTAGTCATTACTCTGAAATATCTATATAATAGAAAATTATGATGAAAAAATTACTATTACTTAAAAAAGGTGTTGATGTGATTAGAGGCGTCAGTAAAAATAAAGCTTTGTCTTCTGCACCAGGTAATAAGATTAATGATAAGTTTCAAGGTAGGTTTGCTTTTGAGAGAGCTAAAACTAAAAAAGCAGATAAACAAAGAATTATAGCTGCTAAAAGTTTTGCTAAAACCACAGGTGATTTTAAAAGTGTTCCTAAAAAAGACAGGTTAATATTAAAAGGCAGTTTAACAGCCAGAGAAACTGCTGTTGGTAGAAGATTGTTTTCCAAGTTTGCACCTAAAAGAAATCCGTTTTCATCTCCATCAAAAAGACAAGGTAGATACAGTAGGTTGATTTTACCTAGAAGTGCTGTAAAAAGATTGAAAGTTGATAGAAAATTAACTAGAGAAGTAAGAAAAGAGAAAAAAGGTGGTATGATTTAATTATGAAGAAAAAATTAGAACTTACTTTAATGCTTGGGAAAGGTTTAATTAAAAGAGTTGTTGGTGCTGTTAATAAGGATAGATCTGATGTTAGAAAACTTAGAAAAAGCAAAGAATTAAAATCCACTAAAGAAACTACTTATTTAAATAGAGCTCAAGAAAGAGTAGAGACAGCCAAAGATGTTAAAAATGTTTCCTTAGGTGCAATGAGAAAAATTAAAATGCCTAAAGAAGGTAGGGAAGCTTTTGAAACAACCTTTAATAAAGTTATTAAAAAAAGAGCTGGTGTTCGAAATATTTTAATGGATCCAAAATATTTAAAAATTAAAAAAAACAAAAGAGGTGGGATAATTTAATTATGTATAAGAAAATGAAAATTGTAAAAGCTTATACTGGTAAAGCTGTTAGACAACCACCTAAGATGTTAAAAGGTGGTTTCTTAGTACTACCATTTTTTAAAAAAACTTATAAAACTTTAAGAGAAATGGGTATGAAAAATTCCTCAAAAATAAAAAAAGAGTCCGGCGGCACTAAGGCTCAAGCTAAAAGTGATGTACTTTCTGATGTTTCAAATAAACTTAAAAATGTTTACAAAAGAGCAGATACTAGATTTCATTTGGTTAGTGATCCCAAAAGAAAAAATAACTTACAAAAAATTAAAAAAAATCTTACCTATACAATCCAAAAATTAAAATAATATGCCTGGTGGACTCAAGAAAAAAGAATTACGAACTGAACTCGATCTAACCCCTAAACAAAAAATGTTTGTAGAAATTTATGTGAAAGATTGGGGATCAATTACTCAAGCTGAAGCATTAAAACGTGCAGGTTATGTTTGTACTAATGAAAAAGATTATAGCTCTGTTGCATCTAGAATGTTATCAAGAAAGCTACATCCCCATATTGCAAAATATTTTGATAAATTATTTGAAAGAGAAATTAAAAAATACGAAGGTGACAACCTTAGAAGATATAAAAGGTTAGAAAGAATCGCTGACAAGGCAGAGAAAGAAAAACAATTCGCTGCTGCTATCAATGCTGAGTATAGATCTGGTCAACTGGCTGGTGCTTACGTAGATAAAAAAGAAATAACAGTTAGTGGTTTGGAGGGTATGTCACGTGAGCAACTTGAAAAAAAACTCAAGGAACTATCAAACAAGATCGATGGCTATAACGCCAAAACGATTGAAGTTGAGTCCGAAGACGTTACAGCAATTGAAGAAAGCTAGTTGGTCTGAATGGTTGGATGCTTTTAACCAAGTACACAACTCCACTATTACTACTTCAATTGGTACAATAAAGGTAGAGATTGATGACTAAAAAGAAAATACAACAATCAAAAATATTAAACTTTGATTTTAAAAATCTTGGTAATGTAATTGATGATTATCCATTTGTAGAAATAGAGTGGCTTGATATCGAAGGTGATGCTGGCTGGTCTAGCACTAAAGATTTAAGTAAGGAACAATTACCTGTATGTGTATCAAAGGGTTATTTATTAAGTCAAAGCAAAGGTATTACTAGAATGTTTACAGATTATATTAAAACAAAAGATAAACCTACATTTGACAATATTGGTAATACAACTATTATTCCAACAGCAGTAATTAAATCAATTAGAAAAATTAAATTATAAATACTGATTAGATCATGAGCTCTAAAAACAACGAAGCTAAGCTTTGGCAGAAGGTTAAAAAAGGACTGACTGATTGCTTTCTAACACGCATAGAATCTAGTACTATTAATGGAATTCCTGATATTCATGCAGTGCATAAACAAGAAGTATTTTGGATAGAATTAAAGTCAGATTCATTAAGTTATCCTGCACTAAATAAGTGGCAGGTTGTATGGATTAATAAGTATGTAAAAGCAGGCGGTAAAGTAATTATCCTAAAAGAGAACTTGGGTAAGACCCCCTTGCAGAGTGTCCTTAAACTGTACAGACCGGTGTCACTGTTCACTGAACCTCGGGATCTCGTTCCTCGTTCCTCGTTCTCGGCCCCGTATAACTGGACACTGGTCCAGCAGCAGGTGCTCAGGGAGCTGGGATCCATGCACAGCTCAGCGTAAGCTCGTTCTCGTTTCCTGGCCACCAATTTTTTCCTCTTTGTTAGGTTGGTGGCCTGGTAACCAGCAGCTCAGATGCTGGATCTCGTTTTAGTCTTGACAAACCTCCCATGACATCTTATATAGACAGTGCCTCGTTGTGGCTGGTCCATTGGAAAATGATATATGGAAACCAAGATGTAGCCACGGGATCGTAAAGTCCCTAGGAACCAGACTTTGGACGCAACGGGGTCTCGTTTCTCGTTCTCGGTAATGGATGAACCTCGTTCTCGTTTAACGGATACTGGATATCCTTCAGCAGGTGATGGAGCTGGTGCATGACGGCGTGCACAAACTTCTTCTTGACAGGTATCCCATGATGTCGTATGGTGAGACAAACAAAGGAGGAAAAGATGGCAGTAGATTTTGACGCGTTAGATCTCGTTCGAACACAGAACAAAGCTCGTTCTTATAATACTAAAATAGACGGACTGGTGCAGGAGAACACAGAGCTACGCACGCTGGTGGCTGACCTAACTAAGGAAATACCAGATGTAAACCGTAAACTCATGTACCAAGAAAGATTAAAAAAGATCGAAAACTCTTCTTGACAGATGTCCCATGAGGTCTTATATAAGTAATGCAGGTTGGTAACTACGTAATCAGCAACTAATCGGTGACCAGGGTCGTTTGCCTACACCGCGCTTTTTTGCGCCCTGCTACGTAACAACAAACAAAAGGAGAGCAATGAACAAAGAGAAAGACAAACCTACTAAGCAAGAAGACAAACCAGAAGAAGGAAAAGTATATGCATTGACCGGTGCCAAGGGCACGGCATGCATCGCCAACGGCAACACATGGAAAGAATCGGAGGTGAAGGATGACTGAAGAAATTCAAGAATGGTTCCTGATGCCAAGCATCAAGGAATGCCTCGTGGAGTACGAGAAGCAGGAGTTAGGATTAATATCAGACATTGCAAAACACGGCTGCAGCGGAGGCGTTGCCGGTATCACATATTACAGTGAAACTACTGCGTTTTATGATGCTCATGAGACTGAGATCTGGGCGATGGTGTCGGATGCAGCGGATGCTGCTGGAATCTTAAATGGTTTAATGCTGTACAATATTTGCAAGAATCCTGATTCTCTCGAGATCCTAAAGAATGACCTCGTTTGGTGGGCCGTTGAGCTGGCCGCACAGGACCTGCAGGAAAACTTAGAAGAGGATGCAGCTTGATCCTCGGAATACTAGTCACGTATCTTTTCGGTTGGTTACTTTATCCAGGAGCCACTGGCTGGATCACCTTTCTCCTGTGCATAGCTCTCGTTACATTCATCAATTGATGACCTCGCGCTCGGCATTAAAGTCTACACTGGGACGCTGGAGTTACACCAAGTAGCATCTGACGGCGTGCAGGAAGTTCTAGGGATAGTAAAAAGGTTTGGCTTTCTATTTTAGAATGGTTCTAATTTATAGTTTAGAATAATTCTAATTTATAGTTAAAAATTATTTTTTAAAATAATTGTTGCAAAGGTATATAAGATACGATAAGACATTAGACTTAATCAACAAAGGAGAAAAAATGGGATTAGATCAACACGCACACCTACGAGGTGAGCAAATAGATTGGCATAAATATTACTCTGATGATAATGATGATCAACAGAATATTTTTGTCTGGAGAAAACACGCAAGACTTCAGCAGTTCATGGCGAAGAAGTGGGCAGAACAAAACCCTGCTGAAAATATAGAAGGGCATTTAGCACATCTAGGTTTTAACGGAGATCAAGAAGCACCTTGCTATATGACCGAAGAAGTTGTGAAAGATTTAGCAGAAGCTATTCAAAATGACTTCAAGGACTATGAGGCAACAGATGGTTTTTTCTGGGGGCAACAGTTCCAAGAGGAAAGTGTTAAAGAGTACAAGGAACAAGATATCAAGTTTCTTAAATTTTGCGAACAAGCTATCAACGAAAAGAAAGTCGTTGAGTATTGGTGTAGTTGGTAATGGCTAAAGATAAATTTAGCGAGGCGACAGTTGTCGCCTCGCCTCGTTCTCGCTCGCTCGGTCTGTCGGTAAAAGATAACTCAACCACAAGTCCCTTCGCTTCGCAGGGGACAGGTGGCGAGGAAGAAAAAAAAATAAAAGAAAAATTAATATCAATAACAACTGATAAGGACACAAATGTTTTTAGTGATTTTGCTAAATTTTTGGAACAGCAACTCAATGAGCATATTGAAAAAGAAATTAAAAAAAAGTTAAATTAATGTTGCATAAGATTTAATAAGATATATAAACATAGAGTATTCATAAGAATACATAACTTAACAAAGAGGTAATAAATGCCACAAGCAATAAAAAAGCTAAAGCAAGACGAAAAAAAAGTAGTCCTAGCTTATGCATCACTAAAGCTAAAAGCAAATAGACTATCTAAAGAGTTAGATACAATGAAAGAACACATTGTAAATCTATTTGAAAGAACAAACCAAAACTTAATCATTGTTCAAGATGAGAATGGTAATAGCTTTGGTTTGCAAAAGATTAATAGAGTTAGAAAATCTTTTGATAAAGATAAATTTAAATTATCACATTTAGATTTATGGAATGCACACCAGAAACAAATTGAGTATTGTGAATATAAGGCTATTGGCGAGGTATCAAATGCCTAGTAGTTTAATTAATATTGCTCAAGCATTAGCAACTAGAGTTAAGGGAACAGAAGTTGGTGAACAGACACAACACCAACTTGATACCAAGAGAACTACAAGCCTTAACTATGAGTTGATGTATAAAATGCTTGAGAGTGAAGTAGAAAAACACATACTTGAAAATCAGGGCAATAGATGTGTTGATGAATTTAGGCAGAACATACTGACTAAATTCCAAGACCTAGTTCAAATACTTATCAAGTAATCCTAATGCGTGGGCGAGTTATCGCCCACGTTCACACACCTTGCATAGCAAGGCTCATACTCAATCTCAAAATACTTTTTAAGATTTACGCGACAGGTTTCGCGTTGCTAGGCTAGGTTTTTTGTTGCGAAAGGGTTTACAAAGTAGGTTATATACATACACTAGGGTCCCAAACGGGATGGAAATCTTGATATTTTTTTGTAAATCAACTACTATATAGGAAAGACCCTTTGTTTTTATTAGGTACCATACCCCCAGGGGGTATTTTTTTTAAGGTACCATACAGGTGGGGGGTATATATTTTATGAAAATAGAAAACCTTACTGAAGAAGAATTAAAAGATATCATTCTTAAAAAACAATTAGAATGGATTAAATTATGCCAAGATAATTTTTTGGTATTCGCTGAATCTGTTTGGCAAGATTTTATTTATCGTAAAGCAACAAACCCTAAAAAATACGGTCACCACCAACTTATTGCTGAAGCATTCCAAGACATTGCAGATGGAGATGCAAAGAGGCTCATCATTAATATGCCACCACGTCATACTAAATCTGAATTTGCATCTTACTTATTTCCTGCTTGGTATATTGGAAAGTATCCAAAGAAAAAAATTATGCAGGTTTCTCACAACGCTGAACTTGCGTCTAGGTTTGGAAGTAAGGTTCGTAACTTAATGAACACTAAGGAGTATAAAGAAATTTTTGGAAGTGTTACACTTCGAGAAGACAGTAAAGCAAAAGGCAGGTGGGAGACTAACCATGGCGGTGAGTACTTTGCAGCGGGAGTTGGCGGATCTATCACAGGTCGAGGGGCCGATTTGCTTATCATTGATGATCCACACACAGAGCAAGACTCTATGTCGGATACAGCAATGGAACGTGCCTATGAATGGTACAGTTCAGGACCCAGACAACGTCTACAACCAGGTGGAAGAATTTTAGTTGTAATGACTCGTTGGGCTACTGACGATCTAACAGGAAGATTACTTAAAGCACAAAGCGGTAATAAATCAGATCAATGGAAATTAATTTCTTTCCCTGCAATCATGCCTGATGATAAACCTGTTTGGCCTGAGTATTGGAACAAAGAAGATTTAGATTCTGTTAAAGCTTCCATCTCCACTAAAAACTGGAACGCCCAATACATGCAAGACCCAACCTCTGAAGAAGGTGCAATTATAAAAAGGGAGTGGTGGGTAGATTACGATAAAGAAACTTTACCAAAATTAATACACGTCATTCAAAGTTATGATACTGCATTTTCTAAAAAAGAATCTGCCGACTATTCTGCTATCACCACCTGGGGTGTCTTTGAACCTGTAGAAGGTTATGAAAAAGCAATTATATTATTAGATGCAATGAAGGGTAGGTTTGACTTTCCAGATTTAAAAAACGTAGCCTTAGAGCAATATCATTACTGGGAACCGGAAACCGTGATTATTGAAGCTAAAGCTAGTGGTACACCATTAATTCACGAACTTAGACGTGCAGGAATTCCTGTAATTGATTATGTTCCAGCTAGAGGACGAGACAAACATACTAGAATAAATAGCTGTGCACCCGTATTTGAGTCTGGTATGGTGTATGCACCTTTAGACGAACACTGGGCACAGGAAGTCATTGAGGAGTGTGCAGCATTTCCTAACGGACAATACGATGACTATGTTGATTCTATGACCCAAGCTGTGTTAAGATATCGACAAGGTGGATTTGTTTCTACATATTCAGATGACTGGGATGATCCTCCAATGAAATTAGAAAAAGAGTATAAATATTATTAGGAGTTTTTTATGTCAATGAAAAAAGCTAGGTTCGGAGATTTTATGAACACTTTTATTGCAGACGATACAAGATCAGTAGCGGGCAAAAGTGGTGGAGCCGACAGTGGAACAGCCGGAGAGATTAGAAGCA